TCAAATGCTACCTGATCTTCGTCAGAGAATGATCTCTCCTTCGCATTAGAATCTGTGATTACCTCATCGAAGTAAACACCTGTATTATCGAAGGATGCTCCTTCTCTAACTGTAATTGTACCGTTATCTTCTTTCTCGAATACGTCAGAAACACTTCTGGCGTAGTTGTATATAACTTTCTCGACATCAAATAGTCTTGTATCACCACCTTTAACTCTAAAGGCGTTTTTAATAACTGGTAAGTAGGCTTCGTTGTAGGGAGTTTGCTGTGTTCCAGTTATGGATACAGTGCCTTCACCATTATAAGGATAAACTTGGTCTAGGTCGGTTGCAGATAGCCCTGACTTGGCAATCGCACCAGCACCTGTATAATTTCCTCTAGATATAGATTCTTCTGCTGTCCCAGATGGGATGAAGATGATAGCTCCTGCCGCTCCGAGGTCTGGTATGACGACTCTTTCAAGACCGTTACCAAATTCATGAAGTGTACCAGAACCAACCCAAGGTCTAACAGGGTTAGTTAGTGCCGCATCATTTATATCAAACAGTACAGTATTTGCGTTCTCTGGAATCCATTGAGATCTAGATCTACCGAACTCATCTCTTCCATCTACTACTTCTATTGGGCCAAATGGGAGTACATCAGCAACAGCTGTTATTAATCCCCAATCATTTACAAAGAAAAAATTCTCGTCTCTTTCGGGTTCTACACTTTGATTTATGTCGCCATAGTCAATATTCTCCACTGACGCTACGGTAATGTCACCGCCTTGGAACGTAGTGAATTGATCTATCTTCGTATTGTCGTAGGTATATACGGTCAAAGAGATCCCCTAATAAAAAGACCCTGCCTTAATTATAAAGCAGAGTCCACATATTGATATTTAGTGTTTCTATTAGTCGAGTGCGACGTTTAGAGTAATCTTGATTTGGTCTCCGTTGTTCTGAATGTTGTAAGGACCATTTGTGAATCTCTCAGCGTACATGATTGAACTGTAGAGAGTCGCAGTATTTAATCCTAAGTTACCGTTTGATGTAGCACTTAATGAAGGAGTTGTTACGAACTCATCTGCATTAGGAACATCGAATACGGTGTAAACATTAGACTCAAGAGTTGTGTTACCAGTACCAGCAGAAACATAGAGAATGTCACCCGCTCTAAGTCCGTGATTAGCAAACGCAATCTTACCAAAACTAAATGTGACTGATGGGTCAGTCGCAACCTGTATGTTATCAATCAGAGGTTTGTCTAAGTAGATCGTTCTGTAATCCCTATCAATACCGATAATCTTCGTACCAGTTGCAACACCAGCGTTACCAGCAACGAATTGTCCAAGTGTTAGATCGTCAATGCTAACTTGTGGGTCGATTGTAAGGAAGGAGTTACCAACAACACCGATAGTTGGGTCTGTGTTGTTACCTTTAGTAACAGTGGTTCCAATACCAACACTAGCACCATGAACAACACCCTGTACTGCAACAGGCATGTTATTTGCTCTAGTAACGTAGTAACCGTAGATGTTACCAGCAGGTCCAGTGAAAGTAAATGTTTGTTCTGGATATGTAGCAGTTGTACCACTACCAACGTTCTTGATCACCCATCTAGATCCGTTCAACAGGATACCATACTGCTGGTTATAATCCTGATCTCCCCTGTTGTTTACACATACAGGATAACCAGTGTTTGCAGTAGTACCGTAACCGTTAACGTTTCCGTCAATGTAGGGTTCAAAGTACGCAGTTGCAGACGGAACATCGCCCTCAGCAGGGGTCGTGTTACTTGTAAAAAGTTTTAATACAAGATTTCGCGGTGATGTATCTTCTAAATCTGCGACAAAGTTATTCTGAGCAATCAGATAACGTAGCGACTCAATTTCACCAATATTAGGAACGAGTAATGCCATTGAAAACTACCTCTAGGGTCTTAGAACGTTAAGAACTATACTTATTTATAATTTTAATTTTAGAGAGATTAGTAACCTTCTAATATTATTCACGCTTACTACAGTGAAACGGAGAATATCCCCTGCTCCAATAGTAGTCGTCCAATTATTTAGGACATCATCAAAGTATTTATCCGAATTGGTTAATTGAACTCTCGCACCACTAGTAATACTAGTAAAATTCGGATAATCTGCGAAAGTACATTTCTCTATTTCGAGAACAATATCACCAGTCTGATCGGACAAGACTCTGATATTTTCGATGATTCCAGTAACATCTATTGTAAGTTTACCTTTATCACCAGGCTGCATTGGAAGACTGCCGCTGTCAATAACATAGTTTACGGTTCGTGTTAAATCAGCAGCTGCAGCAAGAGCAATGATTACTATGTCATCATTTGCTGCTGGAGGAGTTGTAAATACAACTTGATCTCCAGAAATATTATAATCATTCGATGGATCTAAGAAAAGACCATTTTTAGTAACAATAAGTTGTTGATTATTGTTAGGAGTATATGGTGCTCCTTGATCATTTAGATTAAATGTAGTTTCAGTACCGTCTTGCACTGGTGTTTTTCCAATAATGATATTACCATATTGGATCGACTTTGAGGGAATCTCATAGTCTACACCGACATTATAACTGCCAGGTTCGTTGAGAGTGACTAAGTAATCTGCCATTATCGTGTTACGCCTGGAATTACAAGAAGATTTCCTTGTATTGGTCTAGTCTTATACGCATTAGGCGATTCTAGAACTAGATCATACACATATCTTCCTCCTTCTATTACAGCAGTGACAGTGGATGCCATTGCAACTTTGATCTGTCCATTCACTCTATTTGGAAAAGATACTACAAAAGGAGTGGACTTAGATGCCTCAGGGTGCTTTCTTAGTTGAGCAGATCCAGTATAACCTGTAAGATTTAGAGCAGAAGCATTTTCATTTCTAATGGTGAAAGTTGCTTCAAAATCCACACCTTGATCTAAAACTAAGTTGATGTTCCTTGCTGTCATCTGTCAAAGGGAGGTTTTAGTTATTTATCTAATTTGTTTAAAATTAGTTTCATCATATCCTTAAGTTCATCAACATCATCTTTTAGTTTATTCATTTCTGCTACTTCTTGTAACTTTCTCTCTTTCAATTTGAGGTAGTTATTGTATGCAGCATCATTACAATTAAGAATTGCACCACTCTCTTCATCTCTATAAAGAGAGTTGCTATCTTTAACTTTTACTTTTTTCATTAGATAGATGCAATAGCTCTTAAGTCACGGATCTTAGGAACATAAGCAAAGTTAGTTCCTGACATCACAATCTTAATTTGGAATCCATTGAACTGTGGAAGATTCTTCACGTTGAATTCATACTCCTTATAGTCATCTTCTGTCTGAGATGCAAGAATTCTTCTATCAGGTTTACCGTTATTTTTTGCCTGATCTATAACATTTCCGTTGGAATCTAAGTTTTCAAAGCCTGGGAATAGTTCAAATAACTGATACTGAGGTGGAGCATCTATTCTGAATATTCTGTATAGAACTCTGATGTCATTTGTTGAATGTCTGTACGCATCAAACATAACCTTCAATCCATCAGCAGACTTCTCAAGATTCACAACCTTAGATAAGTAAACTGCGGCACTAGGATCATTATTGATTGAATTGACTCTTCTGTCAGTTGAATAATCACTAATCTTAGAGTTGAGTCTATCCATAATTGTGATCATGTTGACTCTATCTAAGTCAATCATAGGACTGACTTTAGGATCATCTGTAGTTAGATTTGCTTGTAATGTAAATGATTTTCTGCCTGGGAAATCAGTAAGTTTTGCAAGTTCGTTTACTTTAGAAGCAACGATTCTTGGAGTAGATAAGACGTTATTACTCTGTAGTGATACAGACTCATAACCTTGATCCACAAATGATTTCAAGTTACCATCAGGACTATTTCCAGAGAATGTTCTGATCTTAGCACTGATGTCAGTTCCCTCTGGTAAGAGAGTTGCAACATTAGGTCTGACAATATTGAACGCAATGTTCTGAGTTGCCATAGGTCCATATGAGTTACTGACCTGTACATACTGTTGATCATAACTACCACCAGACTTATTCTCTCTGAAGAATAGTTCTGGGAATCCATTTGCATTTCCAGTTGCTCTGTCTACACCTCTACTTGAAAGACCAACCTTGATCCAGTAATGATCAACGTCAATAGGATAGGTAGTATTGTTAGTAGGAATGAAACTATGAGATGTGTTAATTCTTCTGAGAGAAACACCATTCAACTCATACTTATAAATCTTGTCATTAACATTGTAATCACCAGCTTTAGTATCATCAATAGATCTAGTGATGTTATTAATAGTTGAGGTTGTAGTCGTTACACCAGTGTATTTGATAATCTCGTTTCCAATTTTAACATAGCCTGGGTTAGAACTATTAACTTCAACATTCTCAAATGATGTGAAGATTCCAATAGCAGTAACAGTCATATCTTCTGTACTTGAAGAATCAACTGTAGATGTCAATTTCTCTGGTTTTACATCTGCTTCAACACCACTCAAGACTACACTATCTTCTTGAGAGTACATACCATGATTAGAATGTCTAACACGGAAGTGCAATCCATCAGTTACATTTTGTAGGTACTGAATAGAACCACCATTTACAACACTGGTTCCACCACCACCAACATATACTATGGCAGATGAAGAGTCAACTTTAGGTATACCTTGAATATTGTCAAGAACTAAAGTATTAAACGCACTAATAACACCAACGTTATTTGGAATTGTTAATCTCAAGTCTTTTCCAAATCCACCAGTATTTGTAGCAGACACAGTAAGAACATCACCAGCTGAATATCCTGTTCCACCGATTGCCACTGTTGCAGCAACAGCGACTCTATTATCAACAGTTAAGTTGACAGTTGCACCAGTTCCCTTACCAAATTGTGAAATGAGAGGTACACCAGAGTAAACAACAGATGTTGCAGCAAATCCACTACCACCATTCGTGATTGTTAGATCACTACCAACACCGATTGCACCAAGAACTTTGTTTAGATTTGCACTAAAGTTTGGATTTGCCTGTTGATAGATTGTAGTTCCTTCTGTCAATCCAGCCTGTTCTGAGGCAGTCAAACTCTTACCTAAACCAACCACTGCTGTGTATGAAAGCATATCAATGGGGTTATTAGCAAGAGAAACAATCTGTCTGTTTCCTACTTCAAGATCTGGATTATAGAAGTTGACTCTACCAGCAGTTGCAGTGAAGTTTGCTCTGTATAGATTGAACTTAAGATCTTCCAACTGACTTGGATCCCATGTAGCACCGTTCTGTGATTTGAATAGTGAACCTAATAATGGTTGTTGGGAAACGATGATTTTTTCAGAGTCAGCAGCATTGACTGTAGTTATATCTTCCTCACCCATTCTAGAGATGAATACAAAATATTCATTAGATGCAGAAAGAAGAACAAGTGCAAACTCTCCTCCACCTTCACAGTAGACAGGTGCAGGGAAGGTAAATGTTGTTGCTTTAGATCCATCATCAGAGATAACAACTTCGTCAGGATCAAGAATACACTCACCAAACGGTAAGATCTCTTGAGTAGGTAAACCAGTTTGAAGTGTTCTTACTTGTAAGGTAACAGGTAGTTGGTTTGTATCTTTTGCTTGGAAGTAAACATCACACTTAGTAAGGAATACACCATTAACATCAGGAACTTCAAACGATTGTGCAAGAGGGTCAACCCATCTAGTCTGAGATGTAGATCTGTTAGCAAAGGTATTGTCAACTACAAGTCTACTACTTGAATCAGTAAGAGTTCTATCCTGAGATTGTGGGATTCTTTGTACATCTGCATTTCTCATTCTGAGAGTAGATGACTCTACAGTTTGAAGTGTACCAGATGATGTGAAGTTTGCTTCACCAGAACTATCTGTGAATCCAGAGATAGTAGAGTTAGTAGGACTTGAAGATAATGTAAATGTCTTTGTACCAGTATTAAATGAAGGTGCAGAGGGAATTGTAGGATCAGGTAAGAACAATGATCCAAGTAATGCTCCTGCTTTATCAGTAATTAATCTGATTGCAGTAACAGTTGCAATAGCACCACTAGATTGTCCAATCAATTTCATACCAGTAGTGATGTATCCATAGAAACCAGACGCAGCTTGAAGTTCTAGGGATGCAGTATCAACGTTTAATAATGTAGTGGTAGAAGAATATGTAGATGAGATACTAGAAGCAGGGTCATATGGATTCTGTTTGTAAACCTGTGAGGGATTGTTATAAGGACCATATTTGTGGTTCTGATTTGCAAGTCTAAACCTAATTGCATCATTGTTAGTATTAGGACGACTTCCCTCAACAACTTCACCAGCACCAAATGTACCACTTACCATTGTAATCTCGATGAGTTTAGGTACGACATACTTCGACATGTCAATACTATCGAAGAATGGATACAATCTTGTGTTTGGCTTTAGTCTTCTACAAATAAACTCAATGTTTCTGGATCGCATTGTAGCAATCACTTCTGTGTTTACAACTTTGTCGCCAAGACTTGTGGTATCAAATCTTTCACCAACACGGAACTGAATACCCTGTCTTGTCTGATTTGTAGTAGTTGTAGTTGTCTGCTCTCTAAAGGTTGTAGTTCTATCTCTAAAATTAGTTGTCGTAGTAATAGGAATACCACGATGACGTTGGAAATGTCCTCTTCTAGTAGATCTACCAGTTACAGTAGTTCTAGTTTCACTAAAGAGAGAAGGTCCTGTTGATGAACTGGATCCTGTCCAAGTTGTTTCCCATGAACCCCAATCAACAGGTGAAAGACCAGTGTTACTATCTGCACCAGTAATTCCCATTGTAGAATTGAAACTACCTTCAATATCGTAGGTAGCAGCAGTTCTTCTAGTTTCAATCCATGTATCAGTGCCTGGATTCAATTCAACCTGACCAATCCAGTTTACAACAGCGAATGGGTTTACGTTCTCAATACGAGTTGCAAATTCATTTTCTAAGTAAACAGTATCACTATAGTTTAAACATACAACGTCACCAATTCTCTTGACATTTGAATCACCAAGATCTCCAACAAATCTATAGTCAGCAGTAGGATTAGAAGATGTTGCGGCACCAACAATCGCCTCTGATCCAAGTAATAGATCAATAGATGTTGTGTAGTGTTGGGGTCTTAGTCTTCCCTCTTTCGCATCAACAGATGCTTTATATGATGAGTTAGTTACATCACCACCAGTTACAGATTTGAAATTATCGACAAAGAATCCTGACTTAAATCTATCAAGATTTGTTTGTGGATCACGGAGAGACATATTTGTAGTCTCAACTTCAAGAAGTGAAAGTGAAGTATAGTATTCAATATTCTTAATTCTGTTCTCGATACTTGCGATATCCTTCATTCGGAATCGTTTGTGTCTAGCAACAGTGATTTGTGCTTCCGCTGGATCGTAAAGATATGGAGGAAGTTGAATAGTTGCAACTTCTAAAGCATTATCAATGGTATTTGGAAGTTTTGGTAATTCGGATGGAACACCTTGAGATAGAGTAAAGATACCCTCTTTACTTAAGAATAGTTTATCAATTCTTCCAAGATAATATTCGTAAGATAAGTTAAATGACTTATCTTTGGCAAGAACATGAGAAGAAGATGATGAGCCTGGTGTAAATTGTCTTGCGTCAAATTCCCAAGGAGCTTTACCAGCAACAATAGATGTAACTCTAGGTCTTAAATCAATGATATCAGAAACAGGAATTGTCCCTACAAAAGGTAATGTGCCTTTGTAATACTTTTTCTCATAAGAGTTTACAGTTACAAAATCGCCTGGATCAGCTTCATCAATAACAAAATTATTATAGACGATAGTGATTCTTCTAGTAGGTGCTTCTGTGCCAGGTTTTCTTACAAGTGCAGAGAAGTCAACATAATCCAATCTTTGGCCTGGATCAAACTCATAGTTGTTTTTGATGTCTCTGTCGCCTGGAATAAAGGTCTGAACTGTACCAGCAACCTGAGTCTCTTCAAATATAATCTCTTCGCCAATCTCAAAAGCGTTTTCATTTTGAGATACAAAACTTACTTCATTAGATCCATTGGTTGCAACAAATACAGCAGATGCACCAGATGTTCTACCAACAATATTTTCACCAATTACAGCATTAAGAATGTTGGAGTTTAGATTTGTAAGTTGTAAGATTGGGAACTGAGGATCAGCAGTAGATGAAGATTCTAATACCGCAAGAACTTCTGCAACATCACAAACTCCAAGAGAAAGTCTTTCATCTTGAACTCTATTACCAAATGTTGTGTCATAAGTAAGTCCATCATTTAACTTCATTAATCCAGTGCCTGACTGGGTTTTTGAGGATTTGTTTAAAGTATATGTTGTTGCTCTTTTGAATATTTTTGATTTTGGCTTGACATTTACTTTCTTCCAAGTGACTGTCAATACAGCAGCACCAGAAGCAGTGTCTAAACCAGATAAGGTTACAGTTCTACCACTAACTGTAAGTTTTTGATTTGTTAATGGTTCAACTTTACCAGTTGTCTTAAATGTAAGGTTGTAATCCTCTTCATCAAATGGTTCAAGAGTCAAATCAGCATCAGTTTCTAAAGTTCCACTAAAAGCATTACTTGAAACTGTAACGTTGTAAGATTTTTTGAATATGAGATCTGCACCATTCAATTCAACAGATGCAACATTAGGTTTAGTTAATTCACTAAACAAAAATGCTTGTGAATTGTTTTGAACTTCTAAAGTAACCTTAAACAGATCGTTTGCAGATACAGCAGAGGTAGGTAATGCACCAGAACATACATTTTCAACATCTACAGTAGCTTCAAGACTGATAGCAATAGCGGATGTATTGGTAACTCTGTTAAATGTAGGAACGGAGTTGCCTGAAATACTATACTGAATGATATCTCCAGTCTTAATACCAGAGTTTACAAAACTTGCACTAGGAGATGTGATTGTAGATGCTCCACCAACCTTTGCACTAACAGTAAACTGTGTTGCAATCGGAGCAATCAGATGTCCTAATCCTAGAACAGGGTCAGCTGTGAAAGGATAGTTTGTAGGATCATTACTAACAAGTTGTTTGATATCCTCTACACCGTAGTCTTCTACCTCGGTAATACTTCTATTTGAAGTAAAACCATTGAAGAATAATTCTTCACCAACTTGGAATTGTCCGTTAACCTGATATAAGGTCAACTGTGTAGAATTATTTGATGAAGTATATGCGTATCCTGTAGCGTTACTATTTTGACCAGTAACATAGGTTGGACATTGTACAGTCGTTCCAGTATTTAATTGTAGATATGTGAACGTCTGAATGTCATACAGAGATGTCTCAAATACTGTAGAAGAGTCGGCATAACCAACATTCTTCAACTTCATATCATAAACTCTGGCAACACCAATCTGTTCACCGTTTGATGTACCAACAGTAGATGTTCTTTTGTTGAATAGTTTTACATAAGAACTTGTACTGATGCCGATGAGTGGAGAACCATAAACATTATTAACTTCAATCTGTCTACCAACACTAAAAGGCAAAGACTCATTTACAATCTTTGCAGTATCTCTTGGTTTAGGAACATCAACAGTGGTTGTATTGAGTGTTTCAATCTCGTATCCCTTGACATATGCCTTGCCAGGTCCGATAGACAAACACATCAAATCCTCAGTAGGAACGTTGCCCTGTTGAGTTAATTGATTAGGATAAAATGCACCGTCATTTCCTGTTCTATCATTAAGACATTCCTTAGCTACAAGAGGGAATGGTTTTACATAGTAATGACCAGATTCATCATATGTTCTTCTTGCAAGTTCATCACGAATTAAGTTATAGTTATCGGCGCCAGGTTTTACGAATTTTTGTAGAACACCATCTACAACTCTCATCAGTTCTACAAAGTTCTCATCATTCAAATCTGTGAGAGACTTCTTGATTAGGGTTGTTGATAATTTGAATCTATCTGCACCAGGCGCTGCAAAGTTTGAGAAACCTCTTGCATTGTCATACAAGTCGTTATCTGATGCAGATGCAGTTACAAGTTCTTCCTTGATTAGAAGACCAATTCTGTATGATGGTTTGTTGTTATACTGATCCAAAATTACTGTGGAGTCAGCAACAGTAACAAAGAAACCTCTGATGAAATAGACACCTTGGGCAATCTTTGCTGCAGCACCTGTAGCAACTGCATTTGAGATAAGTGTTGTTGCGAAACTAGCACCCTGTCTAATACTAGACAGAGAATAATTCATATCCTCTTCTAGTAATAAATTTTCTCCATCTGCAAATGTCTTTCTTGAGAAATCAGTATCACTGGAACTGTTGTATTTGATGTAAAGAGTATATGCTCCTTTTACTGATGTTCTGTTTGTAATATATGTTTCTACTTTAGCGGTAACACCACTAGTCTCACCTTTAATTTTTTTACCTATTAAATTATCTAAGTAGATAGAAACAGGAATACCTAAGTGACTATCATCAATCTGAACACAAGTGTATTCGTTATCATATGCAATCTGGCCTGGAATAACAACAGATCCTTCTTTGAAGAAGTGCTTACCAAATTTTTCAACCTGATTCTGTAGAATAGATTGAAGTGTTGTGAGTTCCCTAGACTGTACAGGTAAACCTGGCTTGAATAGTACCCTCTGATAATTTTTTAACTCATTAAAGTCATCAAAGTATGGAGATGAGTTTAAGTTGGTATTTTGTGGCATTTGTCTTTAGAACTCCAGTACTATCTTGATGTCTTCCTTCTGACTTGCAGATCTAGGAATTGCAGTTCGATTATCAATATAGATTATTTCACCCGATTTGGTATTGAATTCCGCTGATGAAATACCAGAAGTAAAACTCATACCTAATTGGTAGGTCTTATTATTTATTGAGGTACTGACACCGTTATAACTGGTATCAATGGATAACAACGAACCATTCACTGATGATCCGTTAATCGTTACACCATACCCTGCATCAGGAACAGAAGTAAATGGGATAATCTTGTATCCAGTTTCACTAGAAGCAAGACCCATTGGTTGATAATACTTCAACACTCCAGTAACTTTATCCCATGATGCGACATATCCAATCGCAGTAGAACCAACACCAACCGTCTGTGTAATCTCAGAGTCAACAGCATAGGTTGTTGCAGTGGTAATACCACCAAGTTTCAAAGCTTTCAATCCACTCACCATTGCAGTATCTAGTAATTCGGTACTACTGCCAAATACGGTGGGATTTTTTATTAGTCCAACCCTTGCAAAATCATTACCTTCAATAATATCAGGGTTAGTTTCTAGAGTTTCAAATCTAGAATAGAGTAGTGCTCTGTATGCACCAAGTTCCCTATAGATGTCATGACCATGACCACCTTTAGGTGGGATAATGACACTAAAGCTTGCTATCGATGTCGTTCCGATACCTGTATTGGTAAGGTTAGCAAGTACTCCGCCAGACTCACTGCCTGGAGCGCCTGGGAAAAACTGGATGGATCCATGAGTGTATCCTTCTCCTCCGTCAGTAACAAATACTTCAGATACTTTTCCGAAAGAGTCAATCGTAATAGTAGCTTTTCCTCCTGACCCATCTCCCAGAATGGGAACATTCGCAAATGAGGTTGAGATTGGTTGGTAGTTAGAACCTCTATCATCAACCACAACCACTTCAATCTTTCCATCTATAGCGTTCGCCTTAGTTGCAACAGTCTCGCCTTGATTTCCCCAGTTCTCGGGCACTGGTATGTATTCAATAGAGTCAAATTTAACAATTTCACTAGGTTTAATTGTGTAAAGATATTTCCAAACATAACCATCGCCACTAGTGCCAGCTGCTCTTGGCTCAAGGTCAACAAATGTGGGTTGGTCATATGATGGCCTACCCTTTGGGTTCTCTGGGTCTGATCCATTTTGTAGACAAATGTAAACTTTCAGGTCTTCATTAACAACATAATAATTAGCATCGTACAGACTACCTTGACTAGTAATAGGTGTTAGATTATAGATGTTATAATCATGTCTATACATTTCATATGTAGTACCCGCCACCCATGACACTTTTCTGCAAAGTCGTCTAACGTCCTTGTCAGTCACCTTTTTCATCGCAATGATAGATTCTTTGATGGAATACTCTTCCTCAAATCCATCTAACGGTGATGGTGTATTTGTAGCCCATGTGGCAGTACCGCCTGCCTTTGGTTCTATGGAATTTGGAAGTCCCATAAAAGCATAATACTTATTTACTGTAGATCCGACACCAACGAAACTTTTTACAAAAGTCTCAGCGTTCAGAATCCTAAACTGTTCGGATATGATAGCAGGCATTTTAAAAAAACTAGTCTTTAGGTTTATTTAGTGGTTAAGTTAGTGGTTTCTTTCTGGAGACCACCGCAGCAGTAGATAATCCAACATTCCCATTCATAGGATTGACGAGGAAACTTGTAGGATTACCAGCACCACGATTCTGATATCCAAGTAATTTACCCCAACTATATTTACCCCAGAAGGTATCAGTAGTTGCAGTTGTACCAACTCCAACTTGAATTGTATTATTACCGTAAGGAGTAGGTCCTGGCATGAAAGCACAGGTGACTGTAACTAATCCAGAAACTGCATCTCCTGTTGTTACTTGTTCAACTTTAAATACACCACCGAGATAATCACCAGCAGTGACCATACCAACAACTTCATTTGCACCACTAGATGTGGTTATACCAGTCAGTGCATGACCAACAACTAATGAACTATCGTAGATAGTAAAGAAGTCTCCTTTAGTCAATCCAGAGAAGTTTACGCCGAGTTGATTAAGAGAAGAATACCCATAACCCAAATTAGTATTATCATTGAACTGAGACTTAAGAGTAAAGGCCAATCTTGGTAATACATTTGCAGATCCTGGCAACCATGTATTTATTCCTACAATGTCACCAAAATCACCTTCTGCATCAACAGAGAATATATCTTCTCTCTTAGTTCTATCGGATTCTACAATCACAGGTGGACTACTTCCAATCCTGTAACCAAATCCACCATCAGTGATGTTGATGGATGTAATTACACCAGCAGTTACAGATGCAGTTGCTGATGCCCTATTGATAACTGGATCCGCATAGAAGTTTGTAGTTCCAGAACCAATAGCGATAACTCTCGTACTTGCAAAATCACCATAAGGTGTTTGAACAAGGTCACGAATTTCATTACTATGATCAACAGGTCTCTCGTTCCAGTTTGCAAGGTCAAAGGAGTAGTAAAGATCACCAACTGTAGAGATACCAACGTAGAAATTATCAATGAATTTAATCTTAGCAAAGTCAAATGTTGCAGGGCTAACTGTTCCAGCAGGCAACTGTTGACTCCAAGGTTGCCAGAAGTTTTTGTCGGTTGAGATACCAATAGTACCACTGTCACCCACAACGATGAATCTATTACCATCATAGATGATGTCATTCAAGTCAAAGACGGTATTACTTGTCTTATCTGCCCATCCTGTTCCATCGTTAGATGCAAGAATTACACCACCATTACCAACGGCAATGTACTCTGACTGACCGTAACAAACAGCATTTAGAGTTTGTAATGTTCCTGAGAATTGACTGAAAGCATCTGCGGTTGTAAGACCAACAGCAGTAAAAATAGATCCAGCAGCACCAACGGCAACCCATGTATTCCTAGTTCCTTCCCAGATAACATCATTGAAATGTCCAGTGTATGTACTGTCTAGTGTTTGAACTTGACCAATAGCAGGTATTTGTCTCTGTTCTAGTAGATTGATAGGAGTCCATGAACTGATACTGTTACCAATCGCAACTGCTCTAGCCATAGATGCAAACTCACCCACAGCCATAACGTTTACATCACCAGTTGCACTGTTACCAACTCCTACACCGTTGAATGTGATAGTTCCACCAAATCCAATTCTACCTCTCTCCCAGAATGTTCCACTCTTAGTGTTCATGTAGAAACTACTTGCACCAACAGCAACATATGGATCCTGTTTGGTTATTGCTCTAAACTCAACAGATGATGTGATACCAGTAATCGCATCAAACTCCCAAGCAGAGATAGGATCTTTACGTTCAATTAATGCACTGGAAATTGCAACGGTTGGATTCGATATTGTATATCCTGTTCCCCCATCAACTATACTTAGAGAAGATATACTTGATGAAGTAGAAACAACAGATGTAACAACGCCTGGAGAGATCTCATTATCTTCAAAGATTTGAACATTTCTCTCAGATTGTACTAACAAGTCAACCGCATTGAATACAGGGAAAGCATTGTTGACGTAAATTGTGTCATCCAACTCCCCAACGTTCTTAATAATTCTAGTTGTAGGAAGAACCTTACTCTTCAAGGCTGGTCTTGCTTTGGAGATTAGAACACCAGAGAGAATTTGATCTTGTCTCTGTTTCTCCCAAGAAAGTGGTCTTTCTGCAGCGGTGTTAGTATCAATACCGATACTGTTATAAGAGAATGTCTCAAGAACATCAGAAGCAACGATTCTCTTGCCTGTTCTCTCGAACTGATCAATGTCAGCGGGGTTAAATTTATTCTCTTTAATTTGAACAATATCACCAGCTTTGACAGATGCAACTGGTTCAATAGTTTCAACGTCTCTCTTTGATCCTCTGAAGTAGAATATAGAACACTTAGAGTTTGGTTTTGGTGCTTCAGAGAAGATGACTCTACTACCCTTAAATGTGTAAGAAGACTGTGGAGTCTGTAGAATATCATTGATGTAGATAAAGATATTATTTGTGATATCCATATCGCTACCAGGCAGAGTTTTAAGACTTAAAATCTCAGTAACACCACTGGTTGTAACAGACAATGTGAACTTTGTACGAGAACCATTGAAGAATGAAGAAATATCATCAAACAGAATAAACTGGCCTGGATAGAATCCAGAGAATGTATCATTCTCAAGTTCTTGAACTGTTAATTGGAACTCAGTTAAAACACCAACTCTAGGGTTGGTCATGATACCAGCAACAGTTAGAACCTCATCAACTTTGTATGCTGTTCCTTCTTCAATAAGATCAAATTCACCAATGTTTCCATCTACGTTGATACGGAAGTTAACAACTGCATTTGTTCCAATTCCACTTGATCCAGAAATGTATTCCAAATCTCTGTTAAAGTATCCGTCTGGTTCTGTAATGTCTAGGAATACTGGTTTGTCTATTCTACCGCCTCTCTTGAAGAGTGCGATTTCAGTTGTAAGACCAGCATTGACTCTAAACTTACCAGCATCAAGTTTTTCAATAACATCAAATCCAGAGAATCCAATCTCATTAGAAGCAGCAATCCTCTTACCCTGTTGTGAAATACCACCTCTTGCATAGATGTGATCTACTGTAGAGATACCAACATTTACAACGTAAGTATGATCGTCAATAATCTTATCAACAAAAGTACCGCCTGATGCGAAGTCCTCACCACTTGGAGAATTGTTTCTAAGTCTAGGTGCAAGAATAACACCTTGAATTTTACCACCACCATTGTAGAAACTAGGTGTTGTTGAAGGTCCTACTTGAATCTCAATATTTTGATTATCAATAACTCTATTAACGAGGGAACCATTGTAGAATGGATCTCCACCTTTAGGATATACATGTGCTGTTGCATATCCATCCTTAGAACATGTAAAGTATATTGACTCATTCTTTAATTTGACATTCCTACCAACACCAGCAGCAGTTGTAATACCATGAACAGTAGGTAAGAACATAGTCATGATACCTACCACATCATTGTAGTCTGCATGATTGATGTTATACTCTACTCTTGTAGAAACACCAACGTTCACAGTTACGTTGTTAGAAGTTACAGAAGTAGGATACAGTGATGTATCATGTGCAGGGTCAGTGGTTCTAGGATACGCATGTTCGGTAGCGTTCTGATCCATTGTACATGTATATACGAATCCATTTGTTGCTAAACCTACGGCAGTCGTGGTGGATAAACCATGAGATGTATCAGTCGTCATAGTTACCAATCCACTGTTAGGATCGTAAGTAGCGTTGGTTATATTGAATTTAACTCTTGATGTGATACCTACATTCAACGTAAATGTATCAAGAGTTGTAGAAACAATACCAACCTCTACATCATGAATAGGATCAGTGGTTCTAGGATATGTGTGATCAGTTGCATAATTATCCTGAGCGCATCTCCATGTATAGGAGTCAGTCGCAAGACCAACTGTATCTCTTGCAATCAATAGTGAATCTATGTCTGCATTTTCAAATGTATGAATATAATTACCGCCACTGATAACTGAGTTTGCAGCTGCAGAAACAAAAATGTGTTCTGTTTGGTTGGATGATTTACCTACATCCAGTGTAATTGTAGTATCTGTTGTAGAAGTAATTTTAACAGAAGTATTGTAAGCAGGGTCTGGGCCAGATATGCCACTTGCCCTTGGGTAGAAGTGATTTGTCGCATGATTATCTAAGGCACATGTGAATTTGAATCCCCTTGTTTTAAGTTTTACACCAGTTCCTTTTTTGAGTGTATGTGATCCAATATCAATAGTCATCAATCCAGTGAAAGGATCATATGACCCACTTGTAGGACTATGATAAACAAGAGGTGATGTTCCTACATTGACACTAAAGTTGGTTTCATCAATACCAGTTACAGATAACCATTGTTGATCTGATGGGTCTTTTGCCCTTGGATAACTCTTAATAGATTTTCTGCCATCCATCTGACATCTGAATCTAACAGAATCTCTTTTAAAGTTGACTCTATTACCAGTAATCATTCCGTGAGCCTGATTAGTGGTGACTGTCATAATACCACTACCAGCATCATAGGTTGCAAACTGGATTGTCTTATCATCGTATGCACCATTAAGACCATGAATGTTGGAGAACACAGTCATGATACCTGTGGTGGGTGTATATGCAGCAGTAGCGATATTGTAGTTTACGATTGTAGATACACCAACATTGATAGTCAGTGTAGTTGCTGAAGTAGAACCAATACCTACAGAGACGTTACCACCAATAGGATCATAAGAACGAGGATATGCGTGTTCTGTAGCATGATTGTCTCTGGCACATGTGAATACAATAGAACCTGTATTGATGCCAACAGTATTTCTTGCCTTCTTAAGACCACCAG